CAGTTTTGGTTTGACCGCACGATCCCGCAGCCGACCATGTACCTATGGCCGGTGCCAAACGACCCGTTTATTCAGATGACGGTTTGGTATTCCCGTCAGATCATGGATGTGGGAGCCCTGACCGACGAGCTGGAAGTGCCTCAGAGATGGTACGAGGCGGTGGTCTTCTTGCTAGCTCACCGGATGGCCTTAGAGATGCCGAATGTGGCTCCCGATCGGATTGCTTATCTTGAAAAGATGTCAGACCGTTACATCTACGAGGCAGAGCAAGAGGAGCGCGATAAGTCGCCGATTTACTTTGCACCTAACATCGCGGTGTATACGAAATAATGCCTAGATTCCTAAATACCAGTGGGCTGACATCTGTAGCGATTGCCGTGTGCGATCGGTGCAAGATGAAACGCGCCTATGTGGACTTAGGGCCAGATCCCAACTTTCCTGGGCTTCGTGTCTGCGACCAAGGCTGTAAAGACCAGTTTGACCCCTATCGCTTACCGGCCAGGAAGACTGAGCGGATTAATCTTCGCTTTCCCCGGCCGGATCTAAGCGTTGCAAATGTTCAACCGGCGTTGCAGACCGGTGGTTATGGCCAGTTCCTGATATCGACTCAGGGCAACCAAGATAACCCGGAAAACAACGGCAACCTCGATGTAATTAGCCCGAGCCCATAATGCCTTCAGCCCAAGTCACCATTACCCAACTACCCGCCGCTGGCGCCATAACGGGCACCGAGGCGGTACCTATTGTCCAAAACGGGCAGACCGTCCAAACTACGACCGGGGCTATCGCTGCCTCGCCGAGTCAGACGCAGACCTTTATTACGGTCAACCAAGAGCCTAGCCTTACAAATAGCCGGGCGCTGTCTGTCGGGGCGGGTTTAGGTCTTACCGATGGTGGGGCTCAGTCCACCATGCAGATTAGCCTTGCCGGGGCAGTAGCCAGCCTGTTTTCCTCAACCTTGGGGCTACAGGCAAAGACTGGCGCCTCGACCATGGTTGGTCGCACGATTACAGGCTCCACGGGCGTTTCTGTAGCTGACGGCAACGGTGTCTCAGGAAACCCAACAATCAGCCTTTCAGGTGCCGTAGGATCGCTTGCAGGGCTAGCTGGCACCGGTATTTTGGGTATCGTCAGCGGAAGCAGCGTTACTGCCCTACAAATTACCGGCACAAATAATGAAATCGATGTAGCCAACGGAACAGGCCCAGGCAATCCAACGATTGGCCTGTCGGATAATCCAATAGTTCCGGGCACTGGTGCAATAACCGTGCCAGTAGGCACCACCGGGCAGCGTCCGGGTGGAACAAACGGACAGATTCGATATAACACCACAAGCTCAAAATTTGAGGGTTATGCGGGCTCTTGGTTTACCTTCGGTTCAGGTGACGGGACGGTCACCTCTGTAGACGCATCTGGGGGCACGACCGGGCTGTCCTTTACAGGCGGTCCGATTACAACTTCGGGAACCTTAACGCTTACGGGAACCCCGACCAAGGCCACAAATGTTGCCGGCGGAGCTGCTAACCAAGTTGTATTCCAAACCGGATTAGATACAACTAGCTTCATATCTGCCCCGGTCTCAACTGACACATTTCTTAAGTGGACCGGCAGCGCCTTCACCTGGGCAGCTTTACCAGGAGCGGGCACGGTTACCTCGGTGGATGTTAGTGGTGGCTCCACGGGATTAACCTTCTCTGGCGGCCCGATTACAACATCCGGAACCATCAGCATGGCCGGAACCCTGGCCACTGGGTATGGCGGCACAGGGCTTACCTCTTACACCGCTGGCGATATTGTTTATTACGCCACCGGGACGGCTTTATCGAAACTTGCGATCGGCACTAACGGTCAGGTCATAACCTCATCGGGTACCGCACCGCAGTGGACTAACCAATCGAGCCTGTCAGTCGGCTCGGCCACAACGGCCACAAACCTTGCAGGCGGCGCCGCGGGGTCGATTCCGTATCAATCCGGCGCTGGAGCCACAACCTTCTTGGCCTCTGGCACAGGTGTCTTAGTAAATAACGGTGGAAGCCCGTCATATAGCCTTACCCCATCCGGGCTGACATCGGTAACGGTAACCCAGCCGCCGAGCTCGGCGTTGCAGCTGGCCACCAAGCAGTATGTGGACGATGCGGTTTCCTCAGGAATCACGATTCACACCCCAGTCCGGGTAGAGACTCCGACCGCCCTAAACGCCACCTATACGCCTGGCGGCACCTCGGTGACGGTTACGGATATCGTGGGTGGCACGACCCTGACATTCTCAACATCCCCGAGCCTTTCGGTAAACGATCAGATTGTCTTCTCGTCCACATCCAACGGGATCGTGGCTGGGACGGCTTACTATGTCTTCTCGGTGCCGGCGGCTAACCAGGTCACCCTGTCTCTGTCTTATAACGGACCGGAGATCACGACCTTCACAAACGGCACTGGGCTTACGATTGGCGGCCTAGTAAACGCCGGGGTGGGGGCTACCCTAACCAACGCTGGGGCGAATGCTGCCATCCAAATCGATGGGGTTAACTTATCTGCTACAAACCGGGTCTTGGTCTATAACCAGGCCAACGCAGCCCATAACGGCATCTACACGGTCACGACGGTGGGTGATGGGTCTACCCCTTGGGTGCTGACCCGGGCGACCAACGAGAACACTTACAAGCCTGATAGCACCACAGGTCTTGGATCGGGAGACTACTTCTTCGTTCAAGAGGGTCTAACCGGGGCTGGTGAGTCTTATGTACTGACGACCAATAACCCAATAATTATTGGCACCACAAACCTTACCTTTACCCAGTTCTCGGCATCTCAGGTTTATTCTGCAGGCACAGGGTTAACCCTAACCGGAACTCAGTTCAGCCTGACATCCCCGGTTTTAACCTCCCTCGGTGGAACTGGGCTGACCTCATACACTGCCGGTGACCTGGTCTATTACGCGGCCGGTACAGCGTTTTCAAAGCTGGGTATTGGTAGCTCGACTTATATGCTTACCTCGAGCGGTACGGCCCCCCAGTGGACCGATCCCGCAACGGTTACCGTAGGAAACGCTACAAACGCCACGAGCGCGACCACGGCTACTACAGCCACCAATGTGGCCGGTGGAGCCGCAAATCAGATCCTTTATCAGTCCGGGGCAGGAACCACGACCTTTGCGACCGCCCCGACGGTAGCGAACACCTACCTAGAGTGGACCGGAAGCGCCTTCCAGTGGTCTGCAGTAGTTGCTGGCGTATCGAGTGTTACGGCCTCAGCCCCCTTGGCTTCCTCGGGCGGATCTACCCCCAACATCAGCCTTACGGGCACGGTTCTGACATCAAACGGTGGAACCGGGGTAACTTCATATACGGCCGGCGACCTGGTTTACTACTCCGCTGGAACCGCCCTAACCAAACTTGGAATCGGCGGCTCAACATTCTTGCTGACATCAAGCGGTACAGCTCCGCAGTGGTCTGACCCGTCTGGGGTTACGGTAGGTAATGCAACAAATGCGGGAACCGCAACGAATGCAAATAATGTTGCAGTAACTGCCACATCAGTTAACGCAACTTTTTATCCAGCTTTTGTTGATGCTACGACCGGAAATCAGGCGGTAGAAGTAGATTCTGACCTTACTTACAATCCATCAACTAATACTTTGACCGCCGGGACTATGGTGGCAACAACAGGAATTTTTGGAGGTACCTTTTAATGGCACAGGCAGGCTTTACCCCAATATCGCTGTATTACAGCACTACAGCAACGACGGTACCTAGCGCGGCAAACCTGGTGGCAGGTGAGTTGGCATTAAACATTGCCAACAACGACATGTCGATGTACATGGAGAATGCGTCTGGCACGGTTAAGCTATTTTTCAATAACCCAGCCGCCTTAAAGTATCCAACTGCTGACGGAACTAACGGCCAGGCGATGGTGACCAACGGCGCGGGGGTGCTGAGCTGGACGACAATTACGAGCGGCGCCACGATCACTAACGACACCTCGAGCTCGACTGATTACTACCCGGCGTTCTTACAGGCTACCTCTGGGTCTGCCTTAAATATCTATACCAGTAACGCCAAGCTGCTTTATAAGCCCAGCACGGGTGAGTTAAAGGCAAGCGCACCGGTGGCATCAAACGGCATATTTGTGAACAGCACCACCGTTAGCACGAGCTACACGATCGCCTCAGGGACCAATGGTTGGAGCGTGGGGCCAATTACTGTCGCCTCGGGTCAAAATGTAACGGTTTCATCCGGCCAACGCTGGGTCGTGATTTAAGGAGTAGACATGAGTACGATTTCAGCAGGACTTACCTCCGGAACCTCGCTAGTCCACACTGGCGATACAACCGGCCAACTGCTTCTCCAGACCAACGGGACAACAACCGCGGTCACCCTAGGGACTGACCAAAGCGCAGTCTTTGCCAACAAGGTCACGATGGTCGGCACATCGAGTGCGGCTGGACTGAAGATTGCCGATGTCTTGGAGACCGCCACGATCTCGGCTACGGCAGCTACTGGAACAATCAACTACGATGTAACGACCCAAGCGGTGCTGTATTACACATCAAACGCCTCGGCTAACTGGACGGTTAACTTCCGTGGATCGAGCGGCACGAGTCTTAATACCCTGATGGCAACCGGCGAGTCTTTGACCGTGGCCTTCTTTGTGACCCAGGGTGCAACGGCTTACTACAACAATGTGGTGCAGGTCGATGGATCAAGTGTTACGCCAAAGTATCAGGGTGGCACGGCTTGGAGTGCGGGTAACGCTAGCAGCATTGATGCCTACACTTACACGATCATTAAGACAGGCAACGCCGCCTTTACGGTGTTTGCAGCTCAGACGAGGTTTGCGTAATGCCCCTGATCGCTACAAGAGGAGCAGCATCAGTTCAAGGGTTTGGGGAGTTCGCCCAGACCACCGCACCTGTTTACATCGAAGATGTGTTCAGCACATACCTTTATACGGGTAACGGCTCTACACAGACTATTACCAACGGAATTGATCTGTCTACTAAAGGCGGGTTGGTTTGGATTAAAAATAGAAGTTTACAAGATTTTGGAAACACACGGGCGCATTGGCTTTTTGATAGCGCAAGAACTGCTGGTTATAGCCTTTCAACAAATAGCACTAGCGCACAAAGTTCTGTTTTTGGTGGATTAATTCCATTTAGCACGACTGGATTTTCAATAAATACAAGTGATCCTAACTTAAACGGCACTGGTTCTTCTGCATATACCTATGCCTCTTGGACATTCCGCGAACAGCCAAAATTTTTTGACATAGTTACTTATACCGGTACAGGTAGTGCAAGATCTGTATCTCATAACCTTGGTAGTACGCCTGGCTGCATTATTATTAAATGCACTAGTAACGCAGATCAATGGATCGTTTATCACCGATCAACAGGAACATCTAAGTTTTTGTATCTAAATACAACAGGTGCTGAACAAACATACTCTTGGATCTCATCTGTTGGTAGCACAAGTTTTACATTAAATGATGATTCTTCATTGTATAACGCCAATGGAAGAACCTATGTTGCCTACCTCTTCGCCCATGACGCAGGTGGCTTTGGTCTGACCGGATCAGATAATGTGATTACTTGTGGAAGCTACACAGGAAACGGTTTAGCTCCTGGGCCAACAATAACACTTGGCTATGAACCACAATGGATAATGATAAAAAGAACGGATGCAGTAGGTAATTGGTTTTTATACGACAATATGCGTGGTTGGCCTGTCGGTTCAGATGCAAGAGAACTTTATGCAAATGATTCCTATCAAGAAGATGCATCAAGTTATAACCCGTGGATAACTTCAACTGGGTTTTATCCAAGAAATGCTGATTCAAGGATGAACGCAGCTGGCGGGACATACATTTACATAGCAATCCGTCGCGGCCCGATGAAGACTCCTACGAGTGGAACGAGTGTGTTTGCACCAAATACATACGCAGGAGGCACAGCAGGACGCTCATTTAGTTTGGGATTTGTTCCGGATGCTTTGTTGACTATGCGTCGAAACACAAGCAACTTTGACATTTTGCAATCTAGGCTAACCGGATTAGGTTATATGTTTACAAATGCAACAGATGCGGAAATTGCAGCCACATCTGGAATGCCGGCATGGGACGCACCAACAAACACAATAAGCCTTGCTACAGCAACATCAGTAACTGGATGGAACGCAAGCGGATCTAATTATGTAAATGAAGCGTTTGCTCGCGCCCCAGGCTTCTTTGATGTGGTCTGCTATACAGGTACAAGTGCTAATAGAACCTTAAATCACAATTTAGGTGTTGCGCCGGAACTTATTATTCAAAAAAGTCGTGCGCCTGACCCAGGCGTTGTTGCTAATTATTGGTTGGTTGGCACAAACTTTGGAGCGTCAAATTACAGGCGCAATTGGCTTCAATTAACTGATGTTGGAACTACTTATACATACGCAGCAGGTGCTGGATTTTTTTCTCAACCAACATCAACCACATTTGGAATTACAGACAGCTACAACGCTTCTGGCACAACTTATATAGTTTACCTATTTGCAACTTTAGCTGGCGTTAGCAAAGTAGGATCATACACAGGAAGCACTAGCGTTCAAACCATCAACTGTGGGTTTACTAACGGGGCAAGATTTGTTCTTATTAAACGAACAGATGCTGCTGGAAATTGGATCGTATACGACTCTGCTAGAGGAATCGTTGCTGGAAATGATCCATATTTACTATTAAACACAACAGGTGCAGAAGATGATGGTGACGATGACTTAGAAGCAGATTCGTCGGGATTTATTGTCAATCCAACCCCTGACGGAATTAGTAATCCAGGTATAAATGGCGCAACTTACATCTTCCTCGCAATAGCATAGGAACAATCATGGAATACAGACTCAAATCAACCGGCGCAGTGATGTATGAAGGTGAACTCCGCCAGTACCTAAAAGATAACAATGGCCCGACCTTTGACCGGCTGACCGACGAGGTGATGCAGGTCATCGGTGTCGATCCGGTCTTTGAAGGCCCGCAGCCCACCACATCTGGCCCGTATGAGTTTGTCGTGCGGCAGGGCGTAGAGATGATCGGGGATAAGTGGCACACCAAGTATGTCGTGCAGACCCTGGATGACGAAGGCAAGGCGGCCAAGGACGAAGAGACCAAGAAATCCGTCCGGGCAGACCGCAACCAAAGACTGGCCGAGACCGACTGGCGTTTCCGTAGCGACATGACACCCAGCCAGGAATGGAAAGATTATTGCCAAGCCCTGCGCGATGTTCCTGCCCAGGCTGGCTTTCCCCACAATGTTCAGTGGCCTAACAAACCGGAGTAAATCATGCCAGCAATTATCAACGGCGATGGAATTTTTACCGCAGAGGGAACATCAACCACCCAAGGGCGCTTGCGTCTTGGTGAGGATACCGACAACGGTACTAATTATGTAGAGCTACAGGCTCCAGCCAGCGTAGCCTCAAATGTCACCTTTACCCTGCCATCAGCCGACGGTACGACCGGACAGGTTCTACAGACTGACGGTAGCGGCGCATTGAGCTTTACTTCAATATCGGGTGGTGCTCAAGGTTTTGTTACCCAAGCGACCGGAGCAAATGTGTCTCCCGGAACAGTCAACGATTCATTTGCCTTAATTTAAGGAGATTTAAATGGCAACTTCTGCACAGTACGCAGCCACCCCAAAGGTTGGATCTGCGCTTTTAACGACAGCGGATACCTCGCTGACCGCGCCTACGACGGTTGGTACGGTATTTACGGCGGGTTCCAGCGGCTCTCGGATCGACTACATCGACATCCAGGGTGTAGCCACAACAACCGCCTGTATTGTTAACCTGTTTATCTTTGATGGCACAAACTACTTTTTGTGGCAACAGGTTCCGGTAATTGCGGTTACCTCAAGCACGACAGTCCCGGCATTTACCGCGGCTTTATCTAGTAACGGCAATGCCAACATCATGCCTCTGACGATTCCGACCGGATACTCGCTTCGTGCAACCGTTTCGGTGACCCAGACTGGCATTCGTGTAATCGCTTACGGAGGTGACTTCTAATGAACAAGGGAATGTACGGCTTTGGGTTGCCGCCTAACTATGCAACCCGTGTGGCTCCCGCTAGATGGTCACAATTCAAACTTATCACTTCAACCACTTCCACGGAGGTTGTGCCCCAAAATGTGTATCAAATCGGTGTAGCTGTTTGGGGTGGTGGTGGTAATGGTGCTTCAACCAATACTTCTAGCACTCCAAGCGCTGGGGGAGGTGGAGGTGGGTTTGCATATGGAGTTATTGATGTTATTCCTGGGCAGACGCTTGACACCATAACAGTAGGAGGTCAAGGCGGAACAAGTTCTTATGGGACCCTGTTAACTGCTACTGGCGGCACTAACGCTTCTGGAAACACACCCGGATCAGGTGGATCAGGAACTGCTAGCGCAACATTAAGAGGCTCATATACCGCCTCTGGTGGTGCTGGTGGAACCGGGCAATCTTCAAACAATACAGCCGGAGGTGGAGGTGGCGCTGGATCTCATTACGGCACTGGTGGGGCAGGTGGAACAAACTCAGGATCAAGCACACAACCCTCTTCAACTGGTGGTGGCGGGCTTGGGCCAAATGGCCGTGGTGGAAATATTGGTAGTTCGGTAAACCAAGGAAACCAAGCTACTGGCGGCGGCGGTGCAGGATTTAGAGGTGGTGACGCATTAGTTGCTAGTCAAGCCTTTATGACTGGCGGTGGTGGATCTGGTTCAAATGGCCAATCAGCAGCAGGCGGTAATGTCATTGGTGGAAATGGCGGGAGCGGATCGTTTGGTTCGACAGTTTTAGGTGGAGTTTCGGGAGCAGCCAACGCATCTGGATCAAATGGTGCTGGTATTGGTGCATTTAGTACATCTGGTGCATTTATGAGGGCTGGTAACGGTTCTGGTAGCGGCACATGGATTGATGTTATTTATCAAACCTTAAATGGTGGCGGCGGCGGAGCCGGAGCAAGCGGTGCGGTAATTTGTTTTGGTGGCAATGGCTCCCCCGGTGGTGGTGGCGGTGGAGCTTATAGCGGTACTGGATCGACAAATCCAACTGGCGGTGATGGCGGTTTAGGTGGTGGCGGTGGTGGGGCTTCTTCCGGTGACTCGGCTAGCCCAGCAGTTGGCGGAAATGGTGGTCCGCTTGGTGGTGGAGGCGGGGCATCTTGTCAAAGCTCTGCGAACACACGGGGTGGATCAGGTAGTTACGCTGGAGGTGGTGGTGGTTCTTCACAGGGTGGTGGTAGTGGTTCTACCGCAGGTTCAGGCGGCACGGGTGTAGTTGTTCTTTATTGGACAGAAGGATTCTGATCATGAAATACGCATGGATTGAAAACGGTCAAATTCGAGATGTGGCTTGGACTGATCCAGAAAAGATCTACCACCCCGACATAGCCAAACTTTACGACACCCAAGTTCCTGACGATGCGGCTAACGGTGACGGCTGGGTAAACGGCCAACTGGTTAAACCAGAGCCACCTCCCCCGCCGGCCCCAATGCCTCGCTCGTGGACAGTGGATGACTTCCGTAAGGGTTTGAGCCTGGCTGAAAAGGTTAAATGGGACAACGACTCAGCGCCTGAAATCAAGACGGTTAAGGCTGAGTTACCCAAACAGCAAGCCGGAGCGCAGGAGCTGGTTGATTTTCTGGTTGCCTCAAATGTCATCTCTCAGGCATCAGCAACAAAAATTATGGAGTAAGAAATGCCTTCAACCATAAACGCAACCTCATCCGGCTCGGGTGGCTTGATCTCGACCGGGGACGCCTCCGGTCAGCTCGAGCTGCAGACTAACGGCACGACCAGGTTGACCATAGATTCAGGCGGAACCATTACTCTATCGAGCGCCCTGCCCGCCGGATCAGGCGGAACTGGTAATGCTTTTTTCTCGGTAGCTGGACCTGCGTCTACGGTAAAGACTTACACCTTCCCCAACGAAAACATGAGTGTTGGGTATAGGAATGTCCCGGCGGTCGGCACTAAGACAAGTTCTTACACTCTGGCAACGGCAGATGTAGGTAAATATGTTCAGGTCGGTTCTGGCGGTGCAATCGTAATTCCGGACGCTACATTTGCAGAGGGTGATGTAATCAGCGTGTTTAACAACACCTCTGGAACCATCACGATCACCTGCTCGATTACTACTGCATACATCGCCGGTACAGACTCTGACAAGGCTACGATGACATTGGCTGCAAGAGGACTGGCAACCATTCTGTTTATCTCCGGTACCGTGTGCGTCGTTCAAGGAAATGTGACCTAACATGAGCGGAAATCAGCTTATGCTGGCCGGTGCGCCAGGAACCGTTGCTAATTACATCGAGGATGTGTTTAGCACCTACCTTTATACGGGTACTGGGGCTACTCAAACAATTACCAACGGTATTGACTTATCCACTAAAGGTGGGTTGGTTTGGACAAAATCAAGAAACCAAACCGGTAGTAACAGATTTAATGATACTGTTAGAGGGGCTACCAATGCTCTTAGATCAAATAGCACTGACGCCTCAACTGTTATAGCAAACGGGCTAACTGCTTTTAATACTAACGGCTATAACTTAGGCGATGATTCTGGAAACTCAGGATATAACTTTAGTGCTTTGTATGATTATGTCTCTTGGACATTCCGCGAACAACCAAAGTTCTTTGATGTAGTTACTTATACTGGCACAGGCAGCCCAAGAACAGTTAGTCATAATCTTGGTTCTGCTCCAGGGTGCATCATAGTCAAACGATATGATTCAACAGGTAGTTGGGCTGTTTGGCATCGCTCTGGTACTCAAGCTTCTACATTTGGTGTAGGAACATCCGGATCGACTAATTCTAATGGCTTTACTTATGTAGCCTACCTCTTCGCCCATAACGCAGGTGGTTTTGGTCTGACCGGTTCAGATAATGTAATTACTTGCGGAAGTTATACAGGTAATGGGTCAACATCTGGGCCAACCGTAACACTTGGTTATGAGCCGCAATGGTTGATGATTAAAACATCTACCACAACTGGTAGCTGGCAGATGATTGACAATATGCGTGGCATGGTTGTTAGTGGAGATGACCAACGACTAATTGCAAATTCATCCAGTGCCGAACTGACTAATGATTATTTAAGCCCAACAGCAACTGGCTTTCAGCTTGTTTCTACTTCAAGTGAAGTAAACGGAAACGGTCAAACCTACATCTACATCGCCATTCGCCGTGGGCCGATGAAGACGCCGACGAGCGGGACAAGTGTGTTTTATCCGCAAGCAGTTTCGCAAGCAGATACAGTTGATTCAACTAATGTTCCGTTTCCTCCTGATTTGGTAAATACCTTTAGTAGAAACGGTACGGATAGAACTCTTGGATATAACCAATTTCAGTTTGCAGACCGTTTACGCTCGTTAGGGGTTCCAAATAACACACTAATCGGAAGTGGGTGTCCATCCCTGCGTTCGTCATCATCATTTCAAGAGGCTACTTCATCATATATTCAACTAAAAGCAGACGGTCAAAACATAACCAGATCTAATGGGTGGAACAGCGCCACTTATGGAAACTGGATTTACTACTTTATGCGTCGCGCACCCGGTTTCTTTGATGTGGTCTGCTATACAGGCACTAGTGCTAATACAACAATCAGCCATAACTTAGGTGTTGCACCTGAGTTGATTATTTGTAAATCAAGAAGTTCTAATCCCGGCGCTAATTGGGTTGTATGGAATCAAACACTTAATAGCAGTACTGGATATTTATATCTAAACGATACGCTTGAAGCAAGTAATTTTGCTGGTGTATGGAATGGTGCGCCAACATCAACATACTTTACGCTTGGCACAAATTATCAAAATAACAATTCTGGAATAACATTTGTTGCCTATCTCTTCGCCACGGTAGCAGGTGTCAGCAAAGTAGGTTCCTACACCGGGACAGGTACAACGCTTCAGGTTAATTGCGGATTTACTGGTGGGTCTCGATTTGTTCTCATTAAGCGCACAGACTCAACTGGTGACTGGTATGTTTGGGACTCTGCTCGCGGTATTGTGGCTAGTAACGACCCTTACCTGCTTTTGAACAGCACGGCGGCAGAGGTCACTAATACCGACTATGTAGATACCTACAGCGCAGGTTTTGAAATTAGCAGCACAGCTCCGGCAGCGATTAATGCTAACGGCGGCACATATATTTTCTTGGCAATTGCTTAAGGACACATTATGGAACTACGAATTAAATCAACGGGCCAGGTTCTTACCGAAACCGAATGGCGTAAGTGGGTAGCCCAGACCTATGGCAAATCGGTGGGGCCAATATCGCCCGAGGCAGTCAGCCTGTTCGACTCCGATGTGGTCTTTGAAGGCCCGCAGGCAACCGGAGGAACGGTGTATCAGTACTCCATGCGCCAAGGGGTTGAGCAACAGTCTGACGGCAATTGGTACACAAAGTATGTACTTGGCCCGATATTTAATAATTCAGAGGATGAGGCCGCATACAAGGCACAAAAAGATGCCGAACAGGCTGAGGCTGTGCGCCAAGACCGTAACAGAAGATTGGCAGATTGCGACTGGACACAGGTCGCCGATTCGCCGGTAAATGTAGCGATATGGGCTGCCTACAGACAGCAATTAAGAGATGTTCCGGCGCAGGCAGGGTTTCCTTGGAATGTTCAGTGGCCGACACAGCCGGAGTAAAACATGGCTGAGAAATGGATACAGAAAGCTATCAAAAAGCCAGGATCTTTACGAAGCGCTCTTGGTGTGAAAGAAGGGCAAAAGATTCCGGTCAAGAAATTAGAAGCCGCCGCCAAGAAGCCTGGAAAACTAGGTCAGCGGGCGCGGTTAGCCAAAACATTACGGGGGTTCGACTGATGGAGTCATTGGAGACCAAATTGGCCGTCCATGAGGCTGTTTGCGCTACTCGTTATGAACAGATCTCTGCCTCATTGCGCGAGGGTGATCGCCGTATGAGCAAGATTGAGTATCTGCTTTACGCCGTAATTATTGTGGTGTTGTTTGGGCCAGGCGTCGCTGCTGAATTCTTTAAAAAGCTGATTGGACTCTAATGTGGGATTTTGGTCGTTTGTGTTCTTGGGCGTCTTACTGATAGCCATCGGATGGTCTCTTTTCTTATGGAGCCTTTGAGTGTTGCCCGAACCTACCGACCCATCAAAGGTCGTCCAAACTGCTCTTGGTGGTATCCGAGAAGCCATAAAGGCTGGACGGGACATCAAGGAAACGGCCAAGGAGGTCAACGCCTTCTTGGACGAAGAGGCGCGAGCCAGAGTTGCTTGGCGCAAAAAACAGCAGGAAGTCCAGCGTCGAGGGGACATGATGTTCATCGACGCCATCAACGAGTATCGGATTCTGTACAACATCCGCAGGCAAAAAGAGGATGCGTTTAAGCAGATAGAGAAAGAGTTTGGGCGAAAAGCGGTTCAAGAAGTAGAGCAATTAGAGGGAAGGCTTCGGAAAGAAAAGAAGGAACTGCAGCGGGAGTTTGAATCAGACCGCAAGCAGACTAGGAATGAGTGGCTGGTATTGGGGGTATTGGCGTTGGTGATGTACGCAATACTTAAACTAACAAAGGTGTGGTGATGTTCACAGACAAAGAACTTAAACGAGCCAAGATTGACATCCAAGCCGAGCTAAACCGGCTGGAGGCCCAACAGACAGCCAAAGAGGTTGCTGGTAAATCAATAGGCCGATACGGACTTTTTTACATCACGCTGATCGTAATTATTGGGGTGGCGGCAAGCCTTCAGTTAGAAGAGGGCAAGATGGCTGCGGTCATGGGCCTACTGGGTGCGTCCCTGACAGCCCTGATCTCCATGATGAATGGAATCGCCGGCGCCACGCCTAAACAGGATAAGCCTGAGTTCGACATCATGAAGCAACTCATTGAACGCCTAGACCGGATGGCTGACCGCGACCCGATGACGGTCGATGTGGACGGGGAGAAGGTTACTGTCCGCAAGGGCGATAACGAAGTTAAGACAGCGAGGTGATTATGTTACCTATTGGCACACTTTTAGAGATTGGCGGAAAGATCCTCGATAAGGTCATTCCAGACCCCGAAGCCAAGGCCAAGGCCCAGGTTGCACTTATGGAGATGCAGCAAAAGGGTGAACTGGCCCAGCTTCAGGCTGATATGAACGAGCAGGACAATCTGACTAAGCGGATGGAAGCCGACATGAAGTCGGACTCTTGGCTATCCAAGAACATTCGGCCTATGACCCTGGTGTTTATTCTTATTACTTACACCGCTTTTGGCATGATGTCTGCGTGGGACATTGAAGTAAACAACAACTATGTTGAGCTACTCGGTCAGTGGGGGATGCTAATCATGTCGTTTTATTTTGGCGGCAGGACGCTTGAAAAGATTATGGATATGAAGGCGAAGAAAGAAGAAAAATGAACCCCACCGATAAACTTTCGGAGAACTTTACCTATGAAGAACTTACTCGCTCGGATACGGCAGTTCGGCTCGGCGTTGAAAACACGCCTAATGAGTCTGAAATCGAAAATCTCAAAAGACTCGCAGCCCTCCTCCAAGAAGTCAAAAAAGCGATAGGGGGTAAAGCCGTGATGATCAACAGCGCCTACAGGTCTAAGCCTGTAAACGACGCTGTCGGATCTAAAGACACCTCACAACACCGTTTAGGCTGTGCGGCTGACCTCAGAGTTCCGGGGATGAAACCACGGGAGGTGGTGGAGGCCTGCATAGCCGCCCAAGTACCCTTTGATCAGATCATCCTTGAGTTTGATTCTTGGACGCATATCTCTGTTCCAAACACACCTCAGATGCAGCCTAGAGGCCAAAAGCTGATAATTGACAAACAGGGAACAAGGGCCTTTTCATGAGCAGCGCAGTCAAATCCAACCCAGGAAAATGGAAGCGCATCGTCGCCCAGGTCAAGGCCTCGGGCAAGGGCGGCTCGCCTGGGCAGTGGTCGGCTCGGAAGGCTCAACTGGCCACCCAGAAGTACAAGTCGTCCGGAGGGGGCTATAAAGGCCCAAAACGGGCCGATAACAGCCTCTCCCAATGGTCGAAGCAGGATTGGGGCACCAAGTCCGGCAAGCCCTCTACGCAGGGCCCTAAGGCCACCGGAGAGCGGTATCTGCCCAAAAAGGCCATCCAAAGCCTGTCGTCCTCGGAATATGCCGCCACCACCCGGGCTAAGCGGGAGGGGAAGGCGGCCGGCAAACAGTTTGTCTCCCAGCCTAAGTCGATTGCTGAGAAGACCAAAAAGTATAGGAGCTGGTAATGACAGTTGCGGCCGTACAAACTTACGATTCTTTGGTAGACGATATCTCAACCTACCTGGAGCGCACGGACACGGCCACGCTTGAGAAGATTCCGACCTTCATCATGCTGGCCGAGCAAGTTATCGCCTCAGAGATTAAGTTCTTGGGCAACCTGACCGTGATGCAAAGCACCATGGTGGCCACCCAGCCGGTGATCGATAAGCCAGCCAGGTGGCATAAGACGGTGTCTATGAATGTGGTCGTGGCCGGGGAGCGCAAGCCTGTCCTGCTCCGCAAATACGAGTACCTGCGGGAGTATTGGCCAGACCCCACCCAGACCGATGTGCCTAAGTTTTATTGCGACTACGACTACACCCACTGGTTAGTCGCCCCGACCCCAACCTCAGGCTATACCTTTGAGGTGCTTTATTACGAGCGGATTCAGCCCCTGGATTCCTCAAATCAAACTAACTGGTTCACGATCTACGCCCCGCAGGCGCTGCTCTACGGTAGCCTCCTGCAGGCCATGCCTTTCCTTAAAAACGATGAGCGCATGCCGATGTGGCAGGCTCAGTACGACAAGATTATTAATACCTTGAAGACTGAAGACCTGACCCGGATTGCGGACCGTCAATCTACTGTATTGGATTCATAATGAGCTACAACAGTCCATTTACCGGTAATGTGGTCCAGCCGACCGATGTGTCGTTTCGGGCTTTTTCAATATCCGCAAACACTCAGCTTGAGTGGCCAATTAACGGCAACGCCACGGATGACTACGCCGCCCGGATCATGGAGGTCACGGCGACCACCGGGGGGCTGCTGCTCAAGATGCCCCCGGCCAATCAGACATCGGTTGGTAACGACGCCCTTATAACAAACTCTGGGGCAAATACTTTCACGGTAGCCGATTACGATGGCAATACGATCGTTGCGGTTGCAGCCGGCCAGGCAAAATATATCTATGTTGAGACCAATCCAAACACGGCCGGCACCTGGGGTGTAATTGCTTTCGGCGTTGGAACCTCAAATGTGGATGCGGCCACCTTAGCCGGATACGGTTTATTGGCTGTCGCCAACACCCTTAATCAGTCTCATCCGGTCGGAACCTACTCAGCAAACTTTACGCTTGATGACACAGATCGAGCTCAGACCGTTGTTTGGACTGGTGGAACGGGAACGATATCTCTGACCTCAGCGTCTACCTTAGGAAATAACTGGTTTACGCTAATCCGCAATAACGGCACCGGCACGGTTACTCTGTCTCCGTCCGGCGGTCAGTTGATTGATTCGTCTGCCTCTTTAGACCTTCAGCCGACAGAGTCGTGCTTTGTCATATCTTCAGGCACAGCGTTTTTCAGCGTCGGCTTAGGTAGGTCTACAGAATTTAACTTTACCCAGCTAACCAAAGCGGTAACGAATGGTGCCTACACATTGACCCCAGTCGAGGCGGCCAATGTGATTCAAAAGTACACCGGAACCCTGACAGGCAATGTCACGGTTAACCTACCCCAAACCATCCAGGTTTATTACATTACGAACCAAACCGATGGTACGGGTGCGAACTACACCATAACATTTACCACCGGTGTTGCAGGGTCGGGAACGGCGGTAGTCCCGGCGGGTCAGCAAGCTATTTTGCTTTGCGACTCGGTTAACCTTTTAAATGCCTCTACGATCTTAGCCGGTATTTCTAATATCCAGCTATCCGATGGCAATGTGGGTAGCCCAAGCCTTTCCTTCGCAAGCGAAACAACAACGGGTATCTATCGCCCAGCGGCGGGGCAGTTTGGCTTAAGTGTTCTCGGAACGCAGCGATTTAGGGCAACAGCCACAGGTATAACCGTGACCGGAGCCGGTGCCTTTTCAGGGGCCGTATCTGGAACAACCGGAACCTTCACCAGCGGCGTTCTTGGCGGAACCTTTTAATGACCCAGAAAGTCTTCGCTATCGATACCCTCGCTGGTATTCAGCGGGACGGCACGGTATTTGATAAACAGTATTACAACGATGGCCGCTGGGTCAGGTTCCAGCGCGGCCGCCCCCGTAAAATGGGTGGCTATCGAGTTATTTCAAATGAGCTGACAGGTCCCTCTCGAGGTATCTGGGTCAACGCTCAAAATAGTTTTAACTACATTTTTTCGGGCTACTCAGACGGCCTGCAAGAATTGATTATTGACGATAACGGTGTGGGCGCTGGGGTAGCGAACTTTACCGTAAATAACTTTACTGCCTCTCAATTAAATATGTGGCAGTTCGACGGCTTTTATGATGTCGCTGGAGCCGGGGTTAGCTCGTTGGTGGCTCATCCGGGGCAAAACATTGTTGCAATCGATAACACCACAAATACCCCTGTTTTAATCGGTGACATCAATGGCACCACAATGAACCAAATTGGGGTGTTTACCGACTCGGTAACAACAGCTAACGGACTGCCAACTTTAACTTTGGCAGCCGCAAACCTTCTTATCGGGGCTGGTCAGTCAATCACTGGAGCGGGGATACCAGCAAATACGACTGTTGTATCTGTATCCGGAACTACCGTAACAATGAGCCAAAACGCTACCGCGTCGGCTACCGTAACGGCGACATTTAATAATAATGTCTCGGTCTCTGGAGGTGTGGTTGTCTTACATCCGTATGTCTTCGTATACGGAAACAACGGTTTAATTCGTAACTGCTCTGCTGGTAACGCTCAAGATTGGGTGTCAGCAGATGCCAACGAAGTAAATGTAGCCACGGGCAAGATCGTTCAAGGACTTCCGGTTCGAGGTGGATCAAACTCCCCCTCGGGACTTTTTTGGTCGCTAGATTCTTTGGTTCGGGTATCTTACGCACCCCAGTCGTTGGGTATTCCAAACTCAGGAGACTTTGCCGCGCCAACCTTTTGGCGGTACGACATCATCTCCTCACAGACATCAATTCTGTCCTCTCAGTGCGTTATTGAGTATGACGGCGTTTATTACTGGATTGGGGTTGATCGATTCCTACTCTATAACGGTGTTGTCAAAGAGATTCCTAATCAGATGAATCAAAACTATTTCTTTGACAATTTGAACTACGCCCAAAGACAAAAGGTGTGGGCAACCAAAGTTCCTCGTTTTGGTGAGGTTTGGTGGTTTTACCCAAGGGGCAATTCGGCAGAGTGTAACGACGCCATCATCTATAACATCCGCGAGAACACCTGGTACGACGCCGGGACGGCTCTAGGCTCTCGTAGATCAGCCGGGTACTTCTCTCAGGTCTTTGCTTACCCGGTTGAGGCTGACTGGGTGACCCTACCCCAGGAGACAGTCCTGACGGCTAGCATGACCTACACGAGCGGGTTTAACAAAATCGCTTTAGATACCTATTACACAGATCTAAAGACTAATTACCTAGTTTTTGGCACAGACATTCCTGCCGGCACGACAATTACCAATATCCAGTCCAGCGGGATCAAAACCTTTGGAGCAATCACCGCAGGCTCAGGGTATGCAGATGCAACCTATAACAATGTTCCGCTTACTGGCGGATCGGGGTCCGGAGCGACAGCAAATATCACCGTATCCGGTGGCGGGGTGACGGCCGTAACTTTAGTAAATTACGGGGCTGCTTATGAAGTAGGGGACGCCCTTTCGGCTAGCGATGCAAACCTAGGCGGTTTAGGTGGGGCAGGATTTTCAATCCCTGTCACCGACTTATATGTCATGGTTTTGACCTTATCTGCCGCTCCGACAGCTTCAAGCACAGCTGCTTTAACATTTAAGACCCAAGAAGACCGAATCGAGATCTATCAACACGAGATCGGCACAGACGCAATTAACGGTCAAACGATCACAGCGGTTGAGTCTTACTTTGAGACATCAGATCTTGGCTGGGTAGCCGGCGGCCCATCCCAACCTACGATGGACGGGGCAAATCGTTGGCTAAGGCTTGAGCGGGTGGAGCCAGACTTTGTTCAAAGTGGTCAAATGAGCCTGATCGTAACTGGTCGCCCGTATGCCCAAATAGACGATCAAGACTCAGCACCTTATAACTTTGATCCCGGCACTGGAAAAATTGACATGAAAGAGCAGCGGCGCGAGTTGCGGCTTAAGTTCATATCTAACACCGTCGGAGGTAATTATCAGCTTGGTCGAGTCATTCTAAACGCAGACATTGGTGATGTAAGAGGATATTCATGACGACTCCGCTTACTCCCGCTGGTGGCCAGCCGCTGGTTTATGACCCGCGGTTTCATACTTTTGAGTCTTGGGCGGCACTGATGTGCGAGCAGTACGCAGCTCAGCAGCTTGAAATTCCTGGCCCACTGACAGACTGGAAGCTGTGGGGCGATGGACTTAAGGCAATTGATATCTTCACCAATGAGGCCATTCCATCGACTGAAAATTATGAGAATTGGTACGACTGGGCGGCAGCGTTATTGGCATCAATTAACCCGAGGGTTGCTTAAAAATGATTAGCCCACAAGACATAAGCAGCTTTATTGCCGCAAATGTTGATAACCCAAAGGCAATTGCTGACGCAGCCGCTAAATTTAACATTTCTGCATCTGATATTGCTGCAGCAACCGGATATACACCAGCTCAGCAGTCGTCATACTTTCAGACCTCAAACATTACGCCAAGCTATTCAGGGCTTGAAAATTACAACCTTATCAATCAGGCCTATAAAGACATTGGGATTACTAGCCCAGACGCCCCTGGTCGTGCTCACTGGGAGCAGCAGCTTCAAACTGGTGCAATAAAGCCGCAAGACTTTCAAAAGACATTCTTACAAGCAGCGTCTGGGGTAACCGACCCCCTTTATCAAGAAAATGTTCTCAAAGCTCAAGAACAGTTAAAACTGCTTGCTCCAACAAAAGATCAGGCGCAAAAGATTGTTGATACTGTTTACGAAAGTATCGGTGTAACAGATCCGAACGCCCCGGGAAAACAAGGTTATGTAGAGCAGATTGCCTCAGGAAGACTTGATCCAAAAGACTTTCCAAAGTCTTTCTTAGAGCAGGCATCGCGGTTTACTGACCCAAAATATGCTTCAAATGTTACAGCCGCACAACAACTTTTAACTGAGCTAAATCGGCCTGCAACGATTGAGCGAGATGGTCAAAGTTACGATACTCGAACAGTCTTAAATCTAGCATCCCAAATTATTCCTAATCTTGGGGAGCTTAGAGGTGGCATCTTTGGCACGAAAGGTGAGTCTGTAGGCTTTACCTACGATCAAGCCAAACAAATCCTAGGGCGAGATCCAAGCGCTGGTGAGCAGGTTGTTTTGGACATGGCCAAGGAGTTGATTGGCAGAGGCGTAACCGATCTTAGCCAAATAAAACTTGAGGACATGCTCCGTGAGGGCCAGGTTTCTCAGAGGTTTGATGAGGGATCAACGACGCCAAGATACATGGTGTCAGCTTTCAATCCTTACATCGCTTTGGATGAAAGCGCAGGCAGTGCGGCTATTAATCGAGAGCTGACCCCGGCTGAGTTGGCAAAAGTTCAAAGTCGTCAGGTTCGGGATGAAGAGGGGAACTTTTACACGCAGTATTTCTTGCCTGATATATCGGTTGGAAAGGTAATTAAGACCCCAACTCAAACCCTGGGTTACACATCACCAACCGACCCATATAGCATTCAAATCGGCAAGACCTATAGCGGTCCAGGCATGACGGGTTACAACATGATTGTTAACCCAACCACTGGAAAGCTGCAGTTTACGACTTACGGTCAAGATACAGGCCAGGGCCAGCTTATCTCTCAAGCCTTAACCGTTGCATCTTTTGTTCCTGGTCTACAACCGTTTGCGGTGGCAGCCAATGCAGCCTTTGCAATCAGTCAGGGTAATTATCTTGGGGCCATAGCGTCAGTTGCGAGTATGGGCGGGTACACAAATGTGGCCACGGCTGCAAATGTGGCCAATGCAATACAAAACAACAATCCACTAGGGGTTGTAACAGCGCTTTCAAATAATCCAACCATATCAAGCAGCGTTGGAAATATTAATGTTGCAGGAAACATTACCCTTTCAGATGTCACAAAAGCAGCTAACTTAGCAAATGCTGTAGCAAAAGAAGATTGGGTTTCGGCGGCTCAAATAGGTGGTCAGCTATCAAATAGTAGTGACCTTCAGACCGCCGCTGCTGCGGCCCGTGTGGTTCAGGCAGTGTCAACCGGGAACTTTAGCGCAATAGCAAATGCAGTTAAAGGTTTAGACCGAACCCTGCAGGCTGCAAATAATGTTACTAATCCAGATGTCACTACAAAAATTGTAGAGGTTGTGAATCGAGATGTAACAGGTAATGCTGACACAGCAAAAGACAAAATTGTAAGTGCAGCGTTAGCCAATGGTGCATCAGAAGAAGATGCTAACGATGCTGCTGAGGCAATTACTCAGGTTCAGCAGGCAGTTATTCCCGTATCGGATACAACTGTTAGAACAGCTGATAGTTTAAAAACCGAGATTGAGAAAAGTATAGAGAAGGTAGATCTCGAAGAGTTTGCTGGATTTGATGATGCAGCAGCTCGCACCATTGAGCGTAATACCTTAAAAATTTCCAATACTGAGGCAGATACACCCCAAGAGGCTGCCGCCTTGGCCGCCGCTCGAGGGTACACAGCCTTTAACTTTGGTGGCGAAACCTATCAGGTGTCAGCCACGGCTGCCGATATCGCCAAACAGGTCACAGAGCAAAATGTTGCTGCTCAGGATACTTTTGCAAATGCCTACCAGACCGCCAGAAATCAGCTTGGACCAGGTCAAATCTTTACTTGGAACGGTAAGCAGTACAGCACCGACACTCGAGAAGAGAACCCGTCGCTTGCTGCTGCCTCGGATCAGATCCGTGCAGCTCAGATGGGCGTGGCAAATGGTAAGGGAACCTACGCTGGATACGACCAAACAGCGGTTGGCGATGCTCTTTCATCCCTGGGAACTTTTGATAGTTTCTTAAATGCCACGACAGAAGACGGTCAAAAGGTCATAGTTGGCGACAAGATCAGCAAGGATTTAATCACTCCGCTAGTCCGAATTTTTGGTCTAACAACCCGAGCAAGTGGTGAGCTTGCGGAGAGCATGGCAGGCAGTCTGATGGCAATGAATGTCATCGATAAAGACAGCGCCTTAATGCAAGCTGCAACCCAGCTTAAAAAGTCGAGCGAATTTGCGGTCGGCAAAGATATTGCCCAGGCAGAAAAGAATGTATTTGACCGGGTAAACAAGGCAGAGGGCGCAGTAGAAAAAGGTAAAGAGCTATTCAAGGCGATGTGGGACAACCCCGTCACAATCTTTACGCTGCCCTTTAATGAGGGTGTCCAAGAGATTGCCCCGTTGCTGACAGGTGTTGGTGCCGCAAAGTGGATTGGCAAGGTTGCCGGTCTGACCGTTAGCGCCGGTATGAACGCTGCCGAAGCGGCTGGTGCAAACTACAACGAAACAGTGGCTATGGCCCAGCGGTCTGGCATGTCACCGGAAGAGGCTCACGCAGCTGGTCAGAAGTCAGCTTTAGCAGCCGGAACGGTGGCAGCAGTGCTTGGCCCGGTGGCAGAGCTGCCGTTCATTAAGCGAGCTGCTGGAGATGCTGTTGGCGATGCAATTGGTAGCACGGTAAAGCGGTCGGTTACAGCTGCAGGCCGGGAAGCGGTTACTGAGTATCCCGAAGAGGCCATAGCATCGATTGCTGCGGACTACTTTGCCACAGGCACATTCGATCCAAATAAAGCCCTAACCCAGGCCACAATCGCCTCTGTAACTGCTGGTAAGACCGTCGGGGCATTTACGGCCACGGTAGATGTGTTTGCCGACCGGGCCGCAACTGATGAGATTATTTCATCTGCGGCTATCCCGAGCGCCCAAAAGTCAACGGTCGATCAGATCATTACAACGACCCTTGAAAAGAACCAAGACCTTGCTGATGTCGGAAACAAAATTAGCGCCGATTTGGTTAAGTCAGGCATTAATCAAGAGCAGGCAAATAACATTGCCAACACGGTGGTGGCCGAGCAGCTAATTAATAGCGTTGAGAAGTCAGACCCTCAGTCTGCATTTGCAATTAAAGACTTAAATCAGGCGGTCGGTGTTGATGACAAGGGTAACGCCATAACAATCGGTGATGTCATTGGTTCTTCGGTGACCAAAAAAGGCAATGAAACCTTTTTGGCGCCAGACATTGTTATTGGAACAAACGCAAAAGGCGGTGTTCTTACAGTAGGTGATTTAACGACCATTAAGGGCGCAACAACCTCGACAGCCGCAAACGAATCTGATGTATCAAAGACCGTGCATCAGGGAGATGTGGCTGTAACTACTACAACAAATAAAGACACTGGCATAACTAAGACAACAGAAACCGACACTAAAACCAACATCACTACGGAAACAACCTCTGGCACCGATACGCAGACCGTTACAGTAACTGATCCAAAAGCTAACACGGCCACCCGGACGGAGGTAAACTTTGCAACTAATACCCAGGTCACGACAACTAACGATGTCAATACAAATACGGTCACGCAAAAGACCGTTGAGCCTAACATTACTACTGAAGTTGCTGTTGATAAAAATACTAATGTTACGACTCAGACTACAACCGATAACAAAACAAACACGCAGACAACGGTTCAAACCGACCCGGTAAGCAATGTGCAGGTCACTACGGTTGTCGATGGCAATACCAAAAAGGTAGTCGAAGAAATTGTCACTGAGGTTCCGGCGGATTGGTCGCCCCCGATCATTGATGCGCCGCCGGTAGAGCCATCGGGTAGCTCGCAAACCTCAACACGGCTAACCGCTCCGCAATTGGCACAGCGCCAGCCAGGGCAGCCATTCATGTTTCCTTTAGAGGAGCAAATCGTCTCTGACGATGACCTGACCTTTAAGGACCCGTTTATCTCAAGCCGGATGAAACAAGAGGCATTTAAAGGCTCTCTCGATCCGTTCTTGGCAAAGGTTGAGTCCGATCAGTTACTTGAACAACAGTACGAACCAATAAAACAAGCGCAAGCGCAAGAGGAAGCTGCAATGAACAACTACTTTACCTACGGTGTTCCCGTGGACATCAATGAGGTATTCAATCCGGTGCCAAAGTCGTTCCGGGAGATGATTCCCGCAGACGAGGAGGGCTCGTTGATGGCTGCCGCCCAAGGGGGTCTAGCCACTCCATTGATGGCTCGAGGAGGCCTCTCGAGTTATGCCGGCGGCGGACTACCCGTGGTGGCGCACTCAGGTAAAGCAAGGGTAGACTTCCGTCAGGGCGCAGCGGTTTCCGGGCCTGGAGATGGGCAGTCAGACGACATCCCAGCCATGCTTGCGGACGGGGAGTTTGTCTTCCCAGCCGATGTGGTCGCTGCCCTAGGTAACGGGTCAACAAAGGCCGGATCGGACAAACTTTACGAAATGATGCACTCGATTAGAGCTCACCATCGGTCAGCAAAACCACAGGATTTACCGCCCCCGGCAAAAAAGAGTCCTTTGGATTACCTAAAGAAGGCTAGGAGATAAGAATGGCAATCACCCAAGGCGCTCCGTTACCGGATATTAAGCAGACCGAAACCCGGGTAGATACCGCACCGGCGTATTACACCGACTATCTGACAGGCCTATCCCAAGCCGCAAAGACGGCCATGGGACAGCCAGCCTCCACGGGTATAGCTGGCTACGACCCCCTACAGACTCAGGGCTACGGGATGATTCCCGGCGCAGCCACAGCCTATCAACCTGGTCTGACAGCCGCCGGTAAGACGGCTGCAACAGCCGCAGCGGGTTTAACGCCCTCACGGATTGCGGCCTTGATGGACCCCTACCAAAAGCAGGTGGTCGATGAGATGGCTCGCCTGCAACAGCAAAACCTCCAGCAGTCGATTCTGCCAAGCCTCCGGGGTGCCTTTGTCGGGCAGGGCGGGATTGGAAGTCAGCGATACGCCTCGGCTACCGGACAGGCCTTAGCAAACATGCAGAGGAACCTTCTAGGTCAGCAGTACGGCGCCCTGTCTCAGGGATACCAAAACGCCGTGAAGACCGCGATGGATGAGCTAGACCTGCAAAACCGTGCGGCAGCCCAGCAGGCGGCAATAGCCCGTGGGGAGCAGGAGCTTGGCCTTACCGGAGCCGGCGCCTTAACTAAGGGCGGGGCTGAGCGTCAGGCCTACGAGCAGGCAAGACTAGACTATCCCTTAAAGCAGGCCACGACGGCAGCTGCTCTAATGCGTGGCTTTCAGATTCCCACAACCCAGACTTCAACCTTCGTCGGACCGAAGGCGGGGCTGTATCAGACCTCGCCGCTATCGAACATCCTCGGGGTGCTGTCGGTTCTCGGCGGTGTCCGTCCAGACCAAAAAGAAGGCCAGAGCCTTTTGTCAAAAGGTTTTGAGTTCCTTAAAGGAATTGATTTTCCAAAAATTGGAGGTGGGGATCTCAGCGTTCCGGGTATCACGGACCTAGGCGGAGGGAGTTATCAAACCTCCACGGGTAATGTTGTAAACCCAAGCGAGTACAGCGCAGGGGCAGCTCAAGGTGGTCTCATGTCAATTGACCATATGAGAGGCTAACTATGGCTGAGAAGACAACTGTCGGCTATTTACCTGGGAGCGATCCTGAGGCCGTGGAGGCTAATATGGCCTACCAAGAGGCTCTGCAGCGCATGCAGAATGCTTTGGAGGCAAGGCGTAATCGGTTTATTGATCCAACAGCTCTAGCCCTAGCTCAGGGCTTTTTAGCCCCAACGCAAACGGGTGGCTTCGGAGAGTCTCTTGGACTGGCCGCTAAAAACCTGCGCGAAGCTCAGCTCCAAGAAGAAAAAGAAGAGCGGGATATTGCCCAAGCTCAGCTTGGTCTAGCAGGAAAAGGGTTAGAGCTTGAGCGGATGCGGATGCGAGAGCGTGAGTTTGACCGTCTTCTCGGTGAGCCCTCTGGTGGCCTGCCTACTACCACTACAACGGGCGGAGCGTTACCGTCTGGCCGCCCGACAGGCGGAGCATTGCCCGGTCCAACGCCAAAAGGTTTTGAAGGGATAGAAGGAATACCGCTTGGGCCGCCAAATCCAAACTTTATGACAGCTCAGCAATATCTCCGTATGGCTAAGGGAGATCCATCAATATCTCCAACAAAAGCGTTGGTTGACGCTCAAAAATTAGAGCGCGACAGAATGGAAGTTAGAGAAGCGGGTGTCGTCGATTTAGCTGCAAATATACTTTATCCATTTCCGAAGGGTGATTTAGTTACCCGTCAAATCTACGGATATCCGGGTGAGTACAAGGTGGACACCAAGACTGCAGCCCTGCTGGATCTTTATGCCTCAAACGGCGACCCCCGCTACTACGAAATTGCAAAGAGAGTTATTGAAGGGCCTAAACCGCCTGCCCGAGCCGGTGAGCCCGCAAAGCCTGCTGAGACACCTGCACCTGGAGCGGCGCCAGCAACAACGCCTGGAGCGGCACCTGCAGCACCGGGAGCAGCGCCCGGCCAGCCGCCGTCTAACCGCCTTCTGTCGGTGCAAGATGTTGAGGCGATGTCGGCCGAAGCTAAGGAAACTGCTGCCCTTGAGGCAAAGCGCAAGATTGGTGAGAAGAGCGAATACATCGACGCTGGAAAGTCGGTGACGAGCCGTCTGGCTCCGGTCAATATGCTTTATCCGATCGCATCAAGCGACAATGCTAAGCAAATCTTTGGCGTGTTTGAGCGCCCCGATGTGATGTCGGCTTTCTTGAAACTGGTTGAAGGCGGTATTGGTACCCGTAGTTTCCAGGTTAGCCTATCTAACCTTCGAGAGGCTTTGACCAACGCCGGCATACCTCAAACATTAATTAATCAGGCTCAGATGGCCTACTCCCTGATGGCCCAAGTTCAGCTTGAGACTTCACGGTTAGGACAAGGTCAGGGCGCTGTGTCTAACTTCGAGCGAGAATTGTTTGCCCAAGCGTCTATTGCCCGAAGCGATAACCCAGCCGTTATCCTTGCTAAGTTAGACATGATTAAGGCTCGTGCTGAACTTGACCGCCAGCGGGCTCAGCTAGTGCGCCAGCATAAGGGATCGATCGATGATCTGGTGGGTTCCGATCAGTGGAACAACCTGACCAATACTTACCACAACCAAATCTCTCAGATCTTTACCGATCGCCTAGCGAGCGCCCCGATATCTCAGACAAACCGGATGCCAGCACCCCCGGGAAGAGATAATCAAGGCGCAGCCAATCGGCTCCCAAGTAGTGTGAGGTAAGCATGAATCTTTCTTTTTACGAAAGCCTTTCCCCGGTTCAAAAGTCTTACGCTGATCGGATTGCTACCCGAGCACGGGAGATGGGTCTGCCGCCTGAGCTTGCAGTCGCCGTGGCCTATCAAGAAAGCCGTCTGAACCCGGCCGTGGGTACCGGTGGGGCAGGTGAAATTGGAATCATGCAGATCAAGCCCGCCACCGCTCGGGAGATGGGTTTCACGCTAGATGACATCAAGGACCCGGCCAAGAACATCGATGCCGGCCTTGCTTACCTAAAAAAATCTTTTGAGCTAAGTCAGGGCGACCCGAGACTTGCTGCTGCTGGATATAACGCTGGTGTGAACCATCCATTCTTTACACCGAAGGGCGACAAGCTGCCCGACTCAACAGTTAACTATCTTGGCGATTTAAAAGGATATGGCGCCTTCCAAGTTGTTAAAGCCGAGACCCCAGAGGCTGCCCCTGCCCAACCCACCCCTGATGAGATTTCAGAGGAAAAGGCTAGGACACTAGGCGAAATGGGTGGGGCGGCATTGGGCGCCGGCGTGTCAGCTCGGAGAGCGATAACTGATCTTGCTCGAGCTGGTGGCCGTAAGGTGGCTGGATCGATTGCTGAAGAAGTCGCCAGCCGCATTCCGCAGCCTCCCCCCGTAGATGATGCAATGCAGACCCGCATCCTTCAGGGAACAACAGACCCGACAAGCGGGGCAAGTGGCCGGGCTCGAATGGGCGGATTTAACATTGAGACCGCTCAGCAGGCCGCCAGAGCCAAGGAGGCCGCAGAGAACATTGGAGCCCTCCAAAGGGCTGGTGTCGTGTCTCAGGGCGCCCCGAATGTGTTGGCCCAGGCTCCAGGGATGACAGCCTCCCCATCGGGGGTTCTTTTTCCGCGATCGGCTGTACCTTCTGCCCCACCCCCAACCCCGTCCCGCGGAGCCCTAGAGGCTGTCTCTGATCTGTTTAAAAGCATGATGGGGCCAGAGTCTAAGTTGGGCGGATTTGGTCGGGCTGCGATGCGTTATGGCGCACCTCCCCTGGCTCTTTATCAGACCGGTAGCGAGCTGGGCGCTCTAAGCTCTCAGGTAGGCCAAGAGAACATAGACTACGGCAAGGCCATTCCAACCGCATTAGGGGCTCTTGGTGCCTTCGGCTCCATGTTCCCCGCCACAGCACCCATAGCCATCCCGCTTGCCATAGCTGGGCCGGCAATGAGCTCAGCCGTTGATATTGGACGCACCCGCCCGCTTGGTCAGATGGGCGATGTAGTCGCACCCTAATCTCCTCATCTACTTTCGCCATGGAAGTAGTTGCCCCAGGTCATGCCTGGGGTTTTTTTATTTGATGCCGTGAAACTCTTCAACCGCCCGAACTAAGGCCTTGACCCGCTCGAGCAAATCCTCTTGACTAGGTAGTTCAACTTTTAGCATGAAGTCCAAGACCTGATCCTCAGTCATGGGTTTCTTTTGCGCCAAAGCGTAAGCGGCTACCTTTTGCCCGTACTCAATGATGTCCACATCGTTGGCGTAAAACCCGTTGATGTCCTTGTGGTGACAGTGAAAAAAGATCTGTTTTAAGTCCGCTGGACTCATAGACCCTCCTCCCGCAGCTTATCTAGGCCGAACCCCGTAATCCTCCACACCGCCCCGAACCGGCCGCTTTTAAGTCTCTGACGGTCTCCGGAGTCCTCTACATACCCGTGCCTATAAAGCGTCACCCGCATAGGTCTATAGGAGTTGCCTTCAATCTTGAGATGGTTTTGCCCAAACTCATCGGTCATGCCCTGAGGCTGGTTCTTAAACTCCTTCAACAGGTCTAGTGTTCGGGTGTTAAATTTAGGAGCTGCTGAGGCTGCCGAGGCTCGGCTTGTGTCCGAGTGCCTCTGATGCGGGGGATAGGCCGCATTAAAGTCTATTGCAATCTGCATGGCCTTCTCCCTATCGGTGGTCATTTTTGAATTGCCAAAACTGTAAAAGGCTATCGAACATCCTCCAGCCCCGGTGAAGGTCTTCGTCTGACCACTCAATGATCTTGACAAGCCCGGGGACGCTACGAGAGACAAACACATTGGCGCATCTAGCCTTCCGAATGTTCAAACCCTCTCGATAGGCGGCCAGCTGCATAAGATGATCGTCGTACCCCTCAACCTTGTCTGGATCGGTAAACTCTTTGGTTTTGATGTCCAAGATAATCCCAGCCAGCTGATCCTCCGAGCTTCGGGTGTGCATGTCGCACTTGCCGCCAAAGCCTGAGGTGTGAGCAAAAGAAGATTCGCAGACCCACTTATGTTCCCCAAAGGCTTCTTTTATGGCTTTCTCTACACCCCGGACATGTTCCTCGTGGCCGACAATGACCTTCCGATCAAAGTAGTTCTCAATGGATGCATGAATGTCGGTTCCGGCATCAGCAGCGGCCCTGCCCTGTTCTTTGGAGTCTGTAATGATCCGATCAATGTATTCAGTTTCAGATTCTTGATCTCGTTTTGGTAGGGTCAGAGCGGCCAATAAGACCTGCTGCAGCTTCCAGTTCTCAAGGCCAGGCTTGGCCGCCACATTCAGAATCGTGGTGACCGAAGGTACAAGGTCGTGCTTTCGCGCATCCCGCAGCGTGGTGTTACGGATCTTCCCGTTGGCGCCCTCAATCTGGTACATCGGCGCACCCTCGCGGGTGTACCAATGACCAGCCTCAGATGTGAATGATGAAACTTTGAGTGTCGTCATAAGGCCTACCAGTTCGGGGAGCAGGTGACATCTACCACCGTAATGGCTGGCTGCTGATTAATCCGGCGCTTGGCGTACACCATGACTGCGCGGAGTCTTTGACTCTCACACTCTTTAATTGCCTGGATTACTTCCTGCCGATCCATGGGGTGGATGTCTCGATCAAGGACCAGGCTTTGTTGGGCATACCGGGGTGGCTCAGCTTGGGTGACTGGCCTGCTGACACAACCGGCTAGTAAGCCGGCGGTCAGCGCTACAACTATAGTTTTTTTCATTTACTTCTCCTCAGGTTTTTGTTCTTGCACAATCTCCGTAAAGTGTTTCATCAGGTTGTGCTGCTTGATGAAAGACTCCAGATCAATCCTTACATTCCCCCTGTGAGTTAACACATTGAGAATCATCTGGAGTATCAAGCACACCTCTTTTGCGGTGACATCATCGGATGGGGAAAATAAGAAAGATTTCCCATCGAGTTGAAAGTTAAGGCCACAAACCTCAACCAATGTGGGTTCATCACTCATGGCTATTCCTTAAAAAGGTGCTTCTTCATCAAGGCCGCTCGTATCAAAGACCGGTGCTTTCTGAGTCGTCTTTTCATTTCCCGGCCACTCTGGGGCGGCCATAATGTCCGCTTTAAGTTTCTCGGAGAAGGTGTCAAAAATTTCCATGTCAGGATTTTCAATATCAAAAACCTGCAAGGCATTGACCCCCTGCGGAAGACCCATTTCTTTAACCGACCGCGGCACCGAGCTGATGGCATCAATTCTCGAGTAGGTCTTGCCGTTTGCCTCCTTACGGGTGATGGTCAGCATGGCCCAATGACCTAAGACATTTTTGAGCTCAAACCCTCTGAGTTCGGCCGAGGTGAACTCTTTTCCTCGCCACATCTGCAGGTCTTTCCTAAGGTTTGATTTCTCAGCTAAGGTGCAGTTGTAGCTCTTTGAGATTGATAGCGGCCGGCCATCGGTGGTCACCAAAGGTTTACCGTTTTCATCTTCACCATGAATTTCAAACTGAAGCATAACGGTGGGCTGGTACTTATCTTGAAAGCCCTTTTGGGTGCCCTTATCGACAATCCGGTAGCACCTTGCGAGATGAGTCCCCGCAGGGACGCCAATGAAATCGCTTGAGTCTTTAACTGTTAACGGCATTTTTCTTTTCCTTTCCTAAGCCACATTCGTAGCGGATAACTTCCCAATCTTCCTCGGTGGCCACCCCAGCTCTCGCCCGAGCTATTGCCTCCTCGCACCTTTGCATCCTTTCCAACATCAACTCGTGAACCCATGCTTCGTCCATGCTTTTCCACCTTTCCTAAAATTTACTACCCCATTAAATTATCAAATTTAAGACCAACTTGCAATTGCGTTTTGATAATGTATGATGGTTTTACATTTTGAGGAGAGACCTATGACGCTGCAGGAATACTTCGCAGACAAGAAACGGGGCGCAAAAGACGCCCTGGCCAAGGATTTGGGCATCACCCGCACCTGGATGAGCCAGCTGATTTCTGGCCGCCACCTATGCTCGCCAGAGCTCGCCGTGGAGATTGAAAGACTCACCCAGGGGGCCGTCACCCGTAAGGAGCTGCGGCCCGATTTGTTCGGGGAGGTCGCATGATTTGGTACAAATTTTTCCTTGGTGATTATATTCGGGACACCCATCACTTGGCCGATGCCGAGGACTTGGCGTATCGGAGACTGATCGACCTTTATATGATGTCGGAGAGTCCCATCCCACTTGATACCAAATTGGTTTCCCGCAAGGTGCGGCTTGACGAGGACATCGTCGTTGTGGTGCTAGACGAGTTCTTCGAGAAGACCGAAGATGGGTATCGGAACGCCCGATGCGATAAGGAAATAGCCAAGTATCAGCACCAGGTGAGCATGAATAGGCAGTCAGCGGCTAAAGGCGGGAGGCCAAAGAAAACCGAATCGGATACCGAATCGAAACCGAACCATATCCCTAATCAGAAGTCAGATATCAGAAAAAACATAAAAACCACACCGTCGGCAGAGCCGACTCGGTTCGGGGACTTTTGGTCGGTGTGGCCGACAAGCAAGCGCAAGGTCGCCAAGGCTGACTGCGAAAAAAAATGGGCTAGGCACGGGTTGGATTCGATCGCTGACCGGATCATCGAACATGTACGGACTATGCGGGAAACGGACCAGTGGCGGGAGGGGTTTGAACCGTCCCCGCAGACCTACCTCAACCAGCGCAGGTGGGAGGACGAAGTGCCTCAGGTTGTTTTGCGGAGGGCAAAGTGATCGGCCATATGCCTCTAGTTCGCATCAGAATGGCTCGTAAGGCCCCCAAAGCGGTCTGGGTATGGGTAGGTATGGGCAGAGATTTTTGGGCCGCCAATTGGGAAAATTTTTCAGACCTTTACGGCCACCCAGAAGTGGTCATTGAGAGCAGGGACAACCCGAAACATCTTGACCTGAGGTTCCTGAAAAACCTTCAAGTGCATGTAGATGGGGACGACACGACCGCCCGGATCTTGGGGGTGCATGTTGCCTGCTTAAAGGCCGGGGCGAAGGATGTATTTACCTTCCACAACGGTGAGCTGATCTGGGACAAGGGAGAGGACTATGCACCTGCTAAAGGATGACGATATCGACTTCGGTGCCTATTTAAAGGCGACCGAGGCGAGCCAAAAGGTCCGCGAGGCCGGGATGTACTTAGATGAGATCGTGGCCGACACGGTTAATCCAAATCGGGAGGAGCCGATCCTTCTGCCTTGGCTAAAGACTCACCAAGACTTTGCCTACCGTCCCGGAGAGGTGACCCTGTATGCCGGATCAAACGGAGGCGGTAAGTCCCTCATTACCGGCCAGATTGCCTTGGGGCTGATTAAGCAAAAGCAAAAAGTCTGTATTGCGTCTTTTGAGATGAAGCCGAAGCGGTCCCTTGAGCGGATGCTGCGGCAGTTTTCTGGGGAAAACATCCATCGGCCGAAGTTCATGGATAAGGACAAATATATCCAGGGCCTGGTCGGCAGGCTTAAAAACTTTTCAAACGAACACCTTTGGTTTTACGACCAGCAGGGGACGACCTCGGCAGCCCAGGTCATATCTGTAGCTCGGTACTGCGCCGTCGAACTCGGTATCACCCATATCTTTATCGATTCTCTTATGAAGTGCGTCCAGGGCGAGGACGATTACAACGGTCAGAAATCTTTTATCGATGAGTTGTGCGCCTTGGCGAGAGATCACAACATTCATGTGCATTTAGTGCATCACATCCGGAAGCTAGCCAATGAAGAGTCAACACCAAACAAACACGATGTTAAGGGAACGGGCGCAATCGCTGATCAGGTTGACAATGTTTTCTTGGTTTGGCGGAACAAAAAGAAAGAACACCAAGCCTCAGCGGGTGGAGCAATCGATCCGATGACAGCTGATGCAATGCTGATGTGCGAAAAGCAAAGGAACGGTGAGACCGAGGAATGGTATTCATTGTGGTTTCACCGGGACTCGCAGCAGTTCGTGGAGACCCACGATGCGATCGCAATGAGCTTTGATAACCATGGGAACTTTTGATGAAAAGCTCAAAAACTGGAAAGAAGGCCAAGGCGACGATGAAAGCCGGCACCGCCATCTTGTCCGGTGGGTCATCCGAATGCGTATCAGAGACCGAGACCATGCCCATAAGTGGCTACAAGGTTGGAACGAAAAACATCCCGGCTCTATTTTGGAATCCGATGTTATCGACCAATGGCAAAAAGGCAACAAAGGCGAGGGCTGGAAATGACTGATCCATACAAGATCACCGAGCCAACGGTGATTTCCTTTTCCGGTGGAAGAACATCAGCCTATATGCTGTACAGGGTAATCAGATCTAACAACGGCCTGCCAGCTGACGCCATTGTGTGCTTTGCTAATACCGGCAAGGAGGAGCAGGCAACCTTAGACTTCGTTCACCAGTGTGAGACCACCTGGGGAGTACCTATTGCATGGCTGGAGTACAGACCCGAGAAGCCCCGATTTGAGGTCCTTGACTATCAATCGGCCTCCCGTAACGGTGAGCCGTTTGAGATGCTGATAGAGAAGAAGAAGTATCTGCCAAACATGGTTGCACGATTCTGTACGCAGGAGCTGAAGGTGCTGACCATTGACCGGTACCTGAAATCCAAGGGGTTGAATGATTACATCACCTTTGTTGGGGTAAGAGCTGATGAGCCTCGGCGCGTGGCCAAGATGAGATCCCAGGGTGATAAGTTTTGTCCTTTGGCAGAGGATGGAATAACTGAGGAAATTGTTTGGGAGTTCTGGAACAACAATCCGTTTGACCTGAAACTGCCGAAGGTGTCCGGTGCATCCAACTGTGACCTGTGCTTCCTGAAAGGGGCCGGGATCATAAGGAGTTTGATATCGGAGAAGCCGGAGCGGGCGGTCTGGTGGGCCAAGATGGAAGAAAAGATTGGTGCCACTTTTAGATCTGATCGCCCATCGTATGCAGAAATGCATAAATTTTCGCAAAATCAGATTGATATGTTTGTAGATGAATCAATCGGTTGTTTTTGTGGAGATTAAGGTGATTGAACTAACTCTCCCCTGGCCGCCGTCAGTCAATACCTATTGGCGCATGGTCAATAACCGAATGATCATCAGCGAGGCCGGCCGAAAGTATCGGGTAGCAGTCGCAGAGCAAGTCTTCTTACAAAGCAGGGGTAAAACAACGACTGGAAAGCTCAAGGTAACGATTGAGGCTTGGCGGCCGGATAACCGACGCAGAGACTTGGATAACTTACTTAAGGCTGTCTTGGACTCGATGGGTCACGCAGGTCTTTACATCGATGACTCGCTGATTGTTGACCTTCGGATCTACTGGGCAGAAGACATCGCAGGAATGTTGAAAATAAAAATTGAGGAACAAGAGTGAAAAAGACTACATGTTGGGCAATAAAAATGAAGCGAGGAAAGTTTATTTGTATGCCATTTGATACGAAGTATTGGGAGGCCGAAAGGACAATGACCTTCCGCACTCGTAAGTTTGCGCAGGCCTGGCTGGATAACGATCCGTTTTGGAAAGGCAAAGGGGATGTTGTGAAAGTAACTATTACCGTAAGGGAGGCAGGAGAATGAGCCAGGACCGCGATCCACACAAGGCAGTCGATTACATCATCGCTAACGCTCAGAAGTTCGCTAAAGCAAAAGCTGAGCGAATCTATCTTGAGGAGTACAGAAAATCACTGAAGTCCCTGCTGATGAAGAGGAGCTGCGAGGAATCGATCGGGGCGCAAGAGCGTGAGGCTTATGCCCACGATGAGTATCGCCAACTTCTTCAGGGGCTACGAGCTGCAGTGGAGGTCGAGGAGAAGCTGCGGTGGGACTTAATTGCAGCCCAGGCCCGTGTTGATATCTGGAGAAGTGAGCAGGCCAACCTCAGGCTTGAGGGAAAGGTAACGCTATGACGCAGCCGGTCATCAAGGTCGATGACTGGGTTTTAGTCTGTGAGACAGGGGAAAAGGGCCAAGTGTTAGATGTCTTCGATGATGGGGAGCGGTTTTTATTAAGCATTCCAAAAACGGAGAAGTGGCCATTCCCAAGAAGAGTGCATGTGATGATCGAAAAAATTAGAAAGATTCGCCCTCCGAAACCAGAAGAATTGATGCCGAAGTGGGAACAACCCAATTTATTTTGAGGAGAGAACGATGAAGGACTTGCTTGATTTTAAAAAGATTTGGGAGTGGTTAGTGGGACGCTGGAAAGAATCTTTTGGTTGGATCTTAATTTCTGTCATTGCTTTTATCTTGGGTATGGAGTGGCAAGAAAAAAGCATTACGGATGACTGCAAGGTTATGGCAGCTTTCCGAGACAGCACCCAAGCGTACACATGTCAAGTGAGAGTGAGGTAATCATGAAAAAGTTAAAAGTAAATGACGCCGCTGATTTGAGTGGCCACCTGGTAGCGATGAATCAGCTTTTCACCGATTTGAACCGGCTCACTAGACAAACTTATAAGCCAAACTATCAAGCGATTGTAAGTATTGCCTCGCAGATCAAGATGCACATTTCGGTTGTGGAAACTTTGGCTAAAAAGGAAACGACATGAAAAAGTGGCTAGCGGTTTTAGCGTTTGTTCCTACGGTTGCGAGCGCTGAGTTTTTGACCGGCAACGATCTCTATCAAAAGCTAACCAGTACCAATGTGGGCGACAAGATGTATGCCCTTGGGTATGTCGTTGGTATCTACGATGTCAATGTGCATATCACCATCTGCCCGAAGGTAGAAAATGTAATTACAGCCGGCCAGGTCCAGGACATCGTGTTGCAGTACTTAACTATCAACCCTGGGCAGCGCCACCGAAACGCTGAGGTCTTGGCTCGAGATGCGTTGAGGCAGGTCTGGCCATGCGCTAACCGAAACTCGAGGAATCCGGTATGAGTAAGCGAACTCAGAAGCAGCGGGTCTTACTGCGTTTAATCAAGACCGGAAAGATTACTTATGAGCAGGCAACAAGGATGAACATCGATCGCCTGTCGTCCATCATCCACCGGCTGCGCGGGGAGGGATACAAGATTGACTCAATCCGGGAAGCCGATGGGAACACCTTTTATAAGCTGAGGGACATCGAATGAAGTACATCCTGCTGATTCTTTTAATTATCGCTATTAGTCTTTTAGCTGAGAGTCGGATGAACGGTCAGTACCAGGCTGGATACAAGGACGGGGTGAAGACCGCCTTAAAAACCAACCCGCCCTCGGAGGAGCTCGAGCTAACCTGCGCGGGGCTCTGGGTGGGCGAGCAGAATAAGCGCCAGTGGCAGAAGGACGCCCGCCGGTGAACTACCGCAGCAAACCCCTCTTGGAGGTCGTCCGAGTCTCGCCCTGCCAGCTCTGTGGGGCCCAGGACGGTACGGTGGTGGCAGCCCACTCCAACCAGCANGCGGGACGGCAAGGGAACGGCCATAAAGGCCCACGACTACCGGATAGCGGCCCTGTGCTACTCCTGCCATATGGAGCTGGACCAAGGCTCCAAGATGAGCAAGGAAGACCGCCAAGACCTTTGGGAAATGGCGCACCGCAAAACAATTGGCTGGCTTTTTGAGTCTGGGAGGCTCAAGGTAATACCCGACTAAAACCTAGGGGATATTGTTTACACAAATCTAAGATGGCCTTACATTTACATACACGGACACATTGGTCCGGTTAGGAAAGAAAAGGAAAGCCAAATGAACAACGACATCATCACCACCAACATCGACCGCCTAGGTCTTCTGCTTGCTGAGATTGATCGCCTGACCAAAGAGGCTGACTTAATCAAAGACGATCTTAAAGATGTTGCTACCGCTCCTAATGGTTCCAAAGAGTTTGTTGGCAATCTCTTTCGTGCCGTTGTAGTTGAGGCAGATCGCAAGACTACTGACTACAAAAAATTGATCGCTGACCTTGGTATCGCTCAGGATGTTGTGGCTAAGTACACCAAGACATCTGCCGTGTTCTCAGTCAAAACCACCGCACGATAAGGAGATGATTATGAATAAAAACCAGAAGATAGCGGTTTGCAGAACACAAGTTCCCGCTTGTCTATCGCCTACCGATCAAAGCATTGAGGTAGGGCAAGAGTTGGTATACACCAAGATCTTTTTTGATAATGGTGAGCATCACTTAAAGTTAATTGATGGCAAGACAGTCCCTTCAGTCTTTTTCAATTGGAGATAAACATGGGAAAAGGATGGAATGTCATTCGCTTTGAGAACAATAAAGCAGAACGGGTTTGGTTCTCATGGGAGAAGTTCGAGGCCCAAGAGATGGCTGAGAACTTAAACGAATACGCCCCGAAAGGGGTGACCTACTGCTGGGAGATGGCGACATGAGTAATGTCATCAAGATGCAGCGTCCAGTGGAATACCACCAGGCGGCGAACATCATGTCGAATGGCCACCTGGGTGGCTTTGCTGAGTCCCTGGCCTTAACATGGTTCAGGGCAGATCCAACTAACCGGGAGAAGATCCAGGCCACCTGGCCAGAGCTCTTTATCCGCGCCTTTGAAATCTTTGAATTGAGGGATAAAAAATGATTCTTGCTTATTGCGATTACCTAGCCCATATCATTCAGAAGAATCTGAAGAAACAAGACATGGAGGGAATCATTGACTCCGTGGGAAGCGTTAACTTTGACTTAAATCCTGACGGGTCTTATCGCTCCCCCAAGAAAACCATCAGCGTGGTCGATAAGCACGGCACCGCCTACACCATTACCATCGAGGAGAAGCGCAATGAGCATAAGGTTTGATGGCGACTCTATGCCCTCCAAGAAAGCCCTACTTGATCAAGCGGCTGGGGTAGGATTAGTCTTCGAAGAGGACAGTTTGCAGGAGCTTTTCTTTTTGGATTTCTGCAGGGCCCTTTGGACAAACGGTCACCTTGTTGGGGTTCGGACAATGAGTCAGGCGCTGCAAAAACAGTTTGAAAGCCAAGTGGAATCGAATTAAAACCGATTCGGTTTTCGGCGCCCCGGAGCCGTTAAGTCTGGGGACCATTACGCATGGAGGCTGGCTGTGCAACCTAGCACGAGCCGCTCTGGGGCTACAGGTGGGGATGCTGTTCGACTCGGCGTCCCGGCGGTGTAGGGAAACCAGTCTCCAGCCGTAAGGGGGTCGGGAAACAAACGGATTCCTGGCATCGTGGGGTTCGGTTGTTGTACACAGCCCGGCCCCCGCCAAAAGAAGGAGAGGCAGTGGAAGCTAGGAAGTCTGATGTGGATCGGCTGATAGACATCTCAACGACGGTCTTCAAAATTTTGATTTGGGATCGAAGGTATGGGGCTCGGCTTACGGATGATGATTTGTACCTGTTTGCCTCGGCCATTGAAAAGGCAGCAGCCGAAGTCAGAGGTAAACGCAAAAGGGCAGTAAGGCGATCGGTGGCACGAAATCCCAAGAACCCTTAGACTCTACCGATCAATCGATTGGACTAAGGGTCATGCCTGAAACTCGAACCAAACAAAAAGAAACCGAATCGGAAACCAAATCGGTTTCGGCTCAGAAACATCCTGGTGGCCGCCCAACAAAGTACGACTCCACGCTCGCCGCAGAGATCTGCACCCGGATAGCTCACGGAGAGCCGCTAGTAAAGATATGTAAAGACGAGCACATGCCCGCCGTGGCATCTGTTTACCTTTGGCTGTCCCGATTTGCAGAGTTTTCGGACATGTACACAAAAGCGAGGGAAGATCAGGCAGATACCCTTGCAGATGAGATACAGGCGATAGCTGATGCCATGCCGATGGAGAAGACGGACGGGAACGGGAATACATCCTTTGACGGGGCTTATATCCAGTGGATGAAGCTCAGGGTGGACGCCCGGAAGTGGACGGCATCCAAGTTAAAGCCGCGGAAGTACGGAGACCGGGTAGCCCTTGCTGGGGATGAGAACAACCCGCTGAAGGTGGAGGCTAGCCTGGAGGCCAAGGGATTGTTTAACGACCTCCTGGCGGCCATGGAAGCCCGTAAGCAGGCCGAATGAAAGCGCAAGAGATCTTGATCGGCTCAATGGAGGCTTTAAGCCGTGCCAACAAGGACTTATCGGAGTACCTGATCGCCTCGGCCAAGCTGACCGAGGCAACGATTCAGGCGGCCGTGATGGCTGAGCGGGAGCGGTGCGCGAGGATAGCCGAGATCGAGCACATGACGCCCAGGGACATCGCCAGGGTGATTCGTAGCAATTGGCCACAAGAATAAGGAGATTTGGATGTCAACACGGCGCTATGAAATTATCAAAGATTTAGAACCGACTCCAGAAGAAGAGGCGATCCTCGACAGGATGGAGGAGGAGTATCAAAAAGAGGAGCGGCGCTGGGCGCAGTCTGGAGTGAAAGTTCAGGACTTGTGGGAAGAGGGAATCACCTTCCGCGCCGGCGGTAGGACTCGAGCCATGCTGAACTCGGATAAGGGTCAGGACATGCGTCAGAAGGCGCACAAAGCCTTGGATGACTGGATGAATCAGTTCATGAATTAAATGGGCGATGTCCTTGAAATCCTTAAAGACCCGGAAACTCAGGCCAAGTTTGAGCAGCTCAAGCCTGAGGACAGGATCGCCTGGGCATGGCGGGCTAACTGGATCGCTAAGGCTCACAAGTACCAGGTTGTCCCGGCTGGGGACTGGTGGTCTATTTGGCTCATGCTGGCAGGTCGCGGTGCTGGCAAGACAAGAACGGCTGCAGAGCAGGTGGGCTGGTGGGCCTGGACTGAGCCTGGAACCCGCTGGCTCGTCGGAGCCCCAACTTCCTCTGATGTTCGTGCCACTTGCTTTGAAGGAGACTCGGGCCTCCTATCAGTTATACCCGGTTCACTTGTGGCAGATTACAACCGGGCATTCCACGAGCTTAAATTGACCAATGGCAGCCTGATTAAGGGCATCCCTGCCTCGGAGCCCGAGCGCTTCCGTGGCCCGCAGTTCCATGGCGCCTGGTGCGATGAGCTGGCCGCCTGGGACTACTTAGACGAAGCCTGGGATCAGATCATGTTCTCTGTCCGCCTGGGCAAGAAGACCAAGATCATCTGCACGACCACCCCAAGGCCGAAGGATCTGATCATCGAGCTGGTGGGCAGGAACGGGGACGATGTGATTGTGCGGACGGCCTCGACCTACGACAACCTGGCCAATCTGTCGGCTAACTTCCAGAAGCAGATCCTGCAGTACGAGGGCACAAACCTTGGCCGGCAGGAGATCTATGCCGAGATCATCGACCCCGAGGAGTCGGGGATCGTTAAGCGGGAGATGTTCAAGCTCTGGCCAGACGGCAAGCCCTTCCCGAAGTTCGAGTACATTATCCAGTCCTATGACTGCGCCTACACCGAGAAGACGATCAACGACCCGACCGCCTGCATCACCTGGGGCGTCTTTAAGCCGCAGGACGGGCCGATGTCGGTCATGGTCATCGACTGCTGGCAAGATCGCCTGCAGTACCCGGATCTGAGGCCTAAGGTCATCGAGGAGTACGACACCATCTACGGCGAGGGCAAGGAGCGTAAGCGGGTGGATCTGATCCTGGTCGAGGATAAGAGCTCAGGAATCAGCCTGATTCAAGACCTGCAGCGGGCGCACCTGCCCGTGAGGGCTTACAACCCAGGCAACGCCGATAAGGTTCAGCGCCTGAACATTGTGTCTAACATCATCGCCAGGGGTCGGGTCTGGATACCTGAGTCCACGGTCAGGAAGGGCTATGTCAGGGACTGGGCAGAGCCGTTCGTTTCCCAGATCTGCAGCTTCCCAGAGTCAACGCACGATGACTTTGTGGATGCCTGCACCCAGGCGCTGCGGTTCCTAAGAGACTCGGGCTGGCTCGAGATCGACCCGCCAAGAGAAGACGACTATGACGAGGAAGACTACATCGATGCCGGAATGCGTAAGCGGGAGAATCCGTATGCAGTCTGAGTGGCAAGACTTTGAGGCAGGTTTGATAATGCTGAATCTCTTTTTGGGCGGCTGACATGACTGGTCCCTTGAGCAAAATCGGTAAGGCAGCGAAGGCAATAAAAAAGGCCACGGCTAAGGCTCCGGTCAAAACCTTTAAGACGGCGGACGGCTACACATTCTATGAGCTGCCAAATGGGTCAATCGTTGACAACTTAAAGCCCAGTCAAGTTGATATGTCCTGGCCAAGCCGGCAGGAGTTCATGTCCGACATGGAGGGAACCGCCTTTGAGGCCGGTGACGAGCTCGGTCAAAGGCGAGCCACGACCGAGAGCATCGGGGTTCCGACTCAAGAAAGGCTGATGGAGAACATCACCCAGTTCGGGGAAGACGACATCAGTAATTTTTATAAGGCTAGGCGCGAGCAGCTGATCGACCAGGAGCGCAAAGCGAATATCAAGTTAGTCCCAGGTCAGGAAGAAGATATGGCTGCTGGGGGTGCGCTAAAAAAAACAATTAAGGCAGCCCAAAAAGTTGGCGAGAAAAGCGCCCGGCAAGAGGCTTTGAATATGGCTCGTGGTATCGCCAAGGAGTCTTTTGTTCGGCCAAGCCAAGAAAAGGGTGTGGTCTATCACGGCACCAACAAAGATGTTACGAAGTTCAAACGAACCCTGACTCCCGATGATCATGTCCCAGGCATATCTGTGACCGATGATCCTGCAAGCGCAAGCCTATACGCCGAAGACAAGGCTATGAAGCAGACGGGTGGAGAAGGCGCCAATGTGCTACCGCTACTGGTCCGCACCGAAAAGCCAATGTATTACCCAGACCTCGAGGACTGGACAAGGAACAAGGCTCTCGAGAAGGGCTTTCCGATTAAAGATCCTGACGACTTTGCCGCCTTCGATGTCCCGCCCGAGACTTTGTTGAAATGGCTGAAAGAGGAAGGCTATGACGCCATCGACTACCGGGATGACCCCATGATGGGTTATGGCCTGCGTGTCTTTGATCCAGAGCAGCTGAAGTCAGCAATCGGTAACCGGACTTACGATCCGAGAAATCCCGACATCACCAAGGCAAAAGGTGGCGCAATCGACCACGACCTGAAGGCCTGGCACGAGAAGAACATGGCCAAGGGCGGCAAAGTAAAAGAAGAAGCGAAAGAAGCAGAGCCTGCGCTGCCACATCCGGAACTCTTAAAGTACATGAGCCTGGATGATTTAGTTAACCCGGAAATCAATTTCCCGAGGAGGTATCCAGGCCAGACTGCCGCGCTGCCATCTGACCTGGCGTCGGACTCTAACAAAGAAGTCCAAGACCGAAGGCTAAAACACGGTGCCCTTGAAGCAGTTAATTGGGCCGTGAGGAATTTGCCTCAGCCAGTAAACCCCGTTTTGCAAAGCATGAGAAACATTGTAGAGGCGAGAAAGCGAAGGCTCGGAGCTTTTTCCCTTCCTCCAGACATACAAGAGGCTTCCGGAATATTAATACTGCCTGAAGAGTTAACTCCAATCGAAGACAAAAAGCCGTCCGTGCCTCGTTTTAATCACGGCGGCGAGGTCAAGATGTCGAACGGTGGCAACGCAGTCGCCCAGGTCGAAGCCCAACTTGCAGCTGGTGTGCCAGTGTTCATGGACCGTGGCGAACAGGGTGTAATCGCCCGTCAGATTATTGCTGAGCAGGATGCGGCTCGGAAAAGAGAAGAAGCAGAGCGCCAGGCAAAGATGCAGGCCAGACCCTTTGGCGAGAAGGTGAGAGGAGGTCTCGAGGCCGCTCAAACCGTACAATCAGCGATTGGCCGATCATTGGCATCGCCCTTTGTCGCTTTGGCTCAAGGCGAAGAGGCTGCCCAAAAGTTTGCAGAGGATGTTGTCCTGCCACAGACCGACTACGGAATCTACGCTTTGCAGAGAACCGGTGAGGCGTTAGAGCCGATAGGCCGTGCTATTGAGCGAGCCAAGATCCCTGATGTCCCGTTTCTGCCCGAGGTGCCAACTTACATTCCTGGCATGGCAAGGCAGGCGCAGAGGGCTGCGGCTCAGGCAGGGAGAGCAATTGATGAGGCAGTCCCGCAGGAACTTAAGAATCTACCGGTGGGCGCATCAATTCAGCCTGTCGGGCCGGGAGGTGAGAGGCTGTCGGTTAACGACCTAATCCGAATGCTCGAGGCCGGAGAAGAGTTAACGCCAGAGCAGAGGCAAAAGGCTGAGTACTCCAAGGCTCAAAAGGAAAAGTACGCCCAGGCCAACATTGCTCGGGCTCAGAAAGAGCCGGCACCGAAGGAAGAGGCGGTCAAGGTGCCAGCCAATGAGATGGGATTCTTCTCCTCGGTTGAGAAGGCGGCAGCTAACCTGAAGCGAGAAGAAGGATCTGGCGACGCTTTTTTGAGCGACATCATGAGGTTCAACCCGAGCGCGGGTGAGCTCGAGGCAACCGGGATTGTTGACTTCCTAAAGGGTAAGAAGAGTGTGACCCGGCAGGAGGTGCAGGACTACATCGACCAACATAATGTTCAGATTGAAGAGGTCATTCGCGGCACTATGCTTTCAGATGAAGAGCGCCGGTTGATGAATGACATTAATTATCGGGCCTCAAGGGGTTTAGAAGTTTCCCCTGAAGAAGAAGATTTTCTAGTAGAAATTAGAAAAAAGCAGTCGTTATACAAAGAGCCAAGGTTTGAGCAACAAAACTTAATTCTCCCTGGCGGTAAAAACTACAAGGAAATATTGCTGAAATTTCCTCAGAAAGAAAAAAGAGAAGCGTGGGAGTGGTTTGATCCTGAAACCCAAGAATCAAGACGAGGTTTTGCAACACAACAAGAAGCCTATGATGACCGACCGAGCATAAGTGCTGTTGTCTCTAAAGTTGAAACAAGAGATTCTCCAGAAGATTTTAGGACTAATCATTGGCCAGACGATCCCAACACATTCATGCATCTGCGTATGCAGGATATGACTATTGGTGGCAAGAAGACCTTAGTCATTGAGGAGATTCAGTCGGATTGGCATCAGACTGGGCGCAAAAAAGGGTACGGTCCGCAGACAGAAACAACTTATGAGGCTTACTACACCACGCCTGACGGACGAAGGGTGTCGTTGGGTTTTGGTGAAACACAAGAAGAAGCGGCTGCTGCGGTAGACCCAGGGTGGAAGGGCATAGTAGATGTGAAATTTGATACCCAAACCAAAAAGGTTGGCGAGGGCGTTCCTGATGCCCCTTTCAAAAAAGATTGGTACCAGCTTGGTGTAAAGCGTCTTCTTAAGTACGCCGCTGACAACGACTACGACCAAGTGGCTTTGGTTGGCCCAGATGAGCAGATTCGCCGTGGCAGCCTTGGAACCCACATTGACGGCCTGATCTACGAGAAAAACGCAGATGGCACGATCAAGCTGATGGCCGAGAAAGGTCAGTCAGTGGTCTTGGATAAGACCGTTGAGCCAAAGGATCTTGACCTATATGTCGGCAAAGATGTGGCCAAGAGAATCTTGGATTCAAAAGAGACTGACGGCACATTGACCGGGGATGATCTGAAGATCGGCGGCGAAGGGATGCGTCAGTACTACGGTCGGAACTACCCTGAGTACATGAATAAGCTCGGTAAAAAATATGGCACTGAGGCTAAGAAGACTCAGTACACAATTAAAGAGTTTGAGCCGGACGATGTAGAAGAGGTCTACACCGGAGAGTTTGATCGTTACGGCCGTGAGATTATGGCGTTCAAAGTGGTTGATCGTGAGACCGGCGAAGATATTGCCTTTGAGTACGACTTTGACAAGGTTTTGAAAGAAGCCAACAAGAAGGCGCCCGCAACCGATATGTGGCTTATGGATCTACCGGCCAAGATGAAGTCAGATGTAAAGATTGGCCAGCCATTTAAAGAGGGCGGCGCGGTCACTAAAGACAAAGATTTAATGCGCTGGCACAAGATCCAGCAGCTCGCCGCTGGCGGCGCCATCAGGAAACTTGCCAAGTCTGCAGAAAAGGCTTTAGAGAAAGCCAAGCGCATGACAAGGGAAGAGGCTGAGAAGGCAGGCTTATGGCATGACATCTCCGACATCAAGCTCGAAAAGCCGCTGTCTGAGGTGCAAAAGAAAGTCGTTAAGAACCCTAAGTCAAAGCTGGCCGAGAAGAAGGTGATATCGCCTGAAGAGCTACAGGGCGGCACCGCCGTTCAGCTTTTGGGTGACAGAGCTGCAGCCGGACAGATCCTTGAGGAGCTCGAGGGTGTGCCAATGAACATAGAGCTGCAGGGTGGCCCAGGCTTCATGAGAGAGCACGGTGGTTGGGCGTCGCACAAGGTGCCGCTATCAAAGCTCGAGAAAAAGATTAGGACAGTGCAAGAGTCTGGCGATCCCGTCTACGGCGTCTATACCGCGATGGGGCCTCAAGGCGTTGACTTTAATACCTTTGTCAGCGAGTCCTTAGTGAAGTCTTTAGATCTTTCTGAACTACGCAAAAAGGACATCGACAAATTTAATCAGGAGGTGCGTAAGGACATCCCTGGTTTTGTTGGTATTGAAAGCCCAGGGCTGCTTGAGAGCTTGATTATTGG